CCACCGCTCGCGGGTGTTGCCCATGATGGCAACCCAGCTGCGACAGTGAGCACTTGACCTGTCGAGCCAATGCCTAATCTTGCCGGTGTCGATCCGCTTGATGAATAGATCGTGTCACCTGTTGTGGTCATTGGATTGGTCATGCCGGCACTATCTGTGCCCCAAACAAAATCCATATCCGTGTTTGAATTTTTTTTCAACACTTGGCCTGTTGTGCCGCCTTTGAGATCAGCCAACGATGTATCAACCGCCTGACCGAATACCTCAAAATCAGCTGGCAGCTGGGAGACCAAATCTGTGTTGGTCGGCATTTGCCAATTGAAATTACTCGTTGGATTACTCATTTTTGCTCCTTACGCCACAATCGTGGCATTGATCCAATCCAAAGTTGGATTGACTGTGTTCCATGCTTCAACCACCGGTACATCGTTCCATCGCATGGCTTGCAATGAAAACGAGATCGGTGAAACGATCATTGAAAGACTGATCTGATTGTATCGGGCAGAAAATGTCCAGCCTTCAACAAAACCCAAATAATCTCCAGAATTCATGTTCAATGGCAGGTCGGCAATCTCCACCGGCATACCCATAAAAACGCCAATTAAGGCATCCCGATCAACATCATCCAGCTCTGGATTTGTCAGCTCATATGTGATGTTGTTGAAATTAAAGCGTGGATAAGCTCTGAGGCCTAAATAAAAATCGGCCTGATCCTCGGCATCGTGCAAATGCCGCAATGTGGTTGTAAAGATTTGGGATAATTGCCCATAAAGTCCAATCGATGCAAGATCGCTGGCATCGGTTTCATTTGTACTGTTTTGGCCGTATTGAATTGTGATGTTGTTTCGCACATCTCCAGCTCGTGATTGGATGCTCAAACCGCGTGCCAAAGCATCATTGGCACTTAGTTCAACATACCCATTGGCCGCCAAATAATTGGTGCGGTGTGTACTGTCTGCATACCCAATTTGGCCAGTTGGGGATTCGTAAATATAACCCAATCCCGATGATGCTAAAGCTGATACCAATGAATAAACATCAATGCGGCTCGATGATCGTTGCGCCAATTCATAATTGCCTGGGCGATCAATCTCGCCCAATCCTGTGTTTTCTGCATCTTGCCATTGAGTTGTTGGATCATAAGTCGCCCATGTTAAGGCTTGAGGTACTTCCTCCCACGATGCAAATAAAACCTCGCTTAAAATTGTGTGAATCTGATCTCCGTCAAAATCGTGTGACAAAACGCCATCGGTCAATGCTTTTGGCAATCTAGCCAATGCACCCAATCCAATAACATTTATGCGTTGCACATAATCTGTGCTGCCCACTTCGGCCACGGAAATGCCAACCTCAACAATTGACCCGCCAAAAATTGGCACGAAGGTCGATGTTGAATTTTGCAGCTCGATGGTTAATGAATCATTGATGCCGATTGCCACATTTGCTTTGTTAAAGTTAAGAATTTCGACATTGGTATAACCTGCGTTAGGTTGTTGGTAAATGTTTGTGCGACCGCTCGTAATGGTCAAATTGGCCACAGTAAGGTTTTGATATTGCACGCCGCCAATTGTCACGCGCCAGACAGGATTGAAAATGCTCATAACATTTGCAGGTTGTTTGCGCCACCTGTGCCGCGATAAAAGGAATCATTGATAGTTTCAACGATTTCGCGTGCTGTGCGTTCTCTATCAAAAGCACCTGAAACATTGATGTTATATGTTGCTCCGCTTGATGCAGCCTCAGCCATACGGAATCGACCCGGATTGAAACCGGCACCGGCTGTGCCATTTATTCTGTCTAAAACAGCATTAAGATTTGCGGATGCTTCCTGAGCCTTTTTTGATGCAGCTGCAATGGATGGATCAAGCACGATGCCACCGCCGCCAATGCCACCACCGGTTGAGCCGCCTGTAAAGCCACCTCCACCGGCTGTGCCGCCTGTTGTGCCGCCTCCGGCACCTGTACCACCGCCACCGGTCACAAATGGTTGGCCATTGGGCATTGTGCCTGAAAAACCGCCTCCGGGTGCGCCCGTTGAAACTGTGTCCGTATCTGATCGACCTGCCAAAGCGTTGGCACCGGCTAAAACGCCAGCTGCTAAAGCAACCGCGCCAACACCTAACAATGGATTGAGCGCAAAAGCTGAGGCAACACCGGCAACAATTGCCGATGCTTTCAAGGCGTTGTAAGCCTTGATTAAAGTATTGATCAATGCAATGGTTGCTACGACAGCGGCAGAAATTTTTGATACGGCAAAAACAGTTCCAATGACACCGGCCAAAATTATCAATTCATCCTTGAAATTGATGACAGTTTCAATCAATCCTCGAACCTTTTTGCCCCACTCAATGGCCGTTTTTTGTGATTCGCTTAGACCATCGTTGAGGCCATCTTGACCGGTTAAACCATCAACAAAACTTTGAATCACCGGCACCACATCACTCAAAATGTATGCTGTGAGTTCTTGAATAACCGGCAACAATGCCGCTCCAATTTGTTCTTGAATTTCATCGCTTGCAATCTTGATGCGTTGAAAAGCTGCCTCTGTGCTCTGAGCTTCATTGTCAGCAAAACCACCAAATGTGCTTGTTAAATTTTGAAATACTAAATCAAAATCTTTTGATTTGAGGATGCTTTGGTCGATGCCTAGACCTAAACGGCCAAGCGCGTTGAGGTTGCCATCGTAGGCTTTGCCTAAAGCATTTGCTACAGCTTCCAATGGCTTGCCGGTAGCTGCCGAAACATCTAAAGCCAAATTAAGTAGTTTTTGAGCATCCTCGACATCTTTTGTGGATCTAACCAATCGACCAAATGCCGGGCGCAATTCATCATCTGTGATACCAATGGCAAGGCTCGTGGTGCTGATGTATTTTTCTACACCGGCAACTTGAGCGGCTGTGGCATTGGTTGTGTTTTCAATTGTAAGTGCAAGATTTCGCTGTGCTTTTTCATCAGCTGCCGCATTTTCAATTGCTACTTTTGCATACGCTCCAATGGCTGCGCCAGCTGCGGCAAATGCCAAAGCTGCCTTTTTTCCAAATGCCGCAAATTGATCGCCAAGCGTTTGTGTGTCTTTGCCGGCTGTGCCGATGTTTTTTGTGAAATCAGCGACCTCAGCCAATAAGGCTAATTTGAGCGTTCTTGATTGTCCGGCCATTTCACCACTCCTTCAAAATGCGGTCGAAAGCGTTGAGCCATTGACCAATCAAATGAGGTTGCTCAGCTCTTAATGTTGGATAGATAAACCATCCTCGTGATCCACGGCCTTCACGGCCTGACCACACCGGAAATTGCTTGAATTTGTTTGAGCCAAATTCGTAACCGCCCCAAAGCTGTTGAGTCGTACCGCCACCGCTAAATTTCTGAGAAACAAAGCCAAATGACAGTTCACCAATCTTTGATGACTTACTCACGCGCGATCCTTGAGCAATTCTTGATGCGGCTTGATTTGGACGGCTACCTGCCGCGCTTATGATCTTGGATTGCAAATAAGTAGCCAATCCGTTGCTTACATTTTTGGCCTCTGCAACAGCTGCATCATCCATTGCTTTGAAAGCTGACAAAACGGATCGCAATTCTTGCTTGTTAAATGCGACCGCTTCATCAGCCATTTCGTTTCTCCAAAATCTCTATTGCGGTTAGTAAATCCTCAGCTGTTTTGAATTCGCTGACAGGCTGGCCACTTGCAATGGCTACCTCCCATAAAATCCTATTTATGCTTCCGGATTTGTGACTTTTGGGCTTGCATCACCAACAACGATGTCGCTGACAGTTTCACACCAAATTTCAAATGGCTTGACATTTTTGCCAACCATTTCACGCTTCATGGCATGGTAAGCAAGAAACAACAGATCGGACACGCCCATTTTGTCCTGAGCTTGTCCAATCGTGTTGCCTGTCTTGTTTTCCCATTTCGCCCACTCAGCCGGATGTGCAATGTATGTTTCAGCATCGCCATTGTTGTATTCGATTGTGATTGGTAACTTCATTTATTTGCTCCCGATTCTTTTCTTAGCTGTATGTTTCAGTAGGTGTGCCAATGACTGTCAATGTCCATGAATCTGTTAATGCACCCGGAGCTGCACCGCCAGCTGATGGAAAAATTGGCAAAACAGTAAAGCTAAAAACCGCTCCTGTTGCAGCTGTCAAAGAAACAGCGACAGGCGTATTTGGAGAATTCTCAGCGTTATTCCACATATTTTCGAACAATGAACCTTGTGTCGCTGTTGATCCCCAGTCTTGCAAGAGTTCAATTGTGAAAGTCCATTGCTTATCGACCGACCTATATGCCGGGCCGTTAAGTGTTGTATATCTTTCGATGGTTGTGTCACATGAAAGCGTGGCCGATGTTGTCTGTGCAGCGTACACTTTCGTGTCCAGCGTAAATGACACATCGCGGCCGGTAATGATGACTGTACTCATTTTTTCTCCTTAATTGGTGTAGTAGGTGCTTACTTGTAAATCGGCCGTGAGGTATTTACCTGCACCGACTTCCAATGGCTGTGGTTGATTAACATTGCCGACTTCATAGCCGACAGGCATTGCGCTGATGATGTTGATCATCAATTTTTCAAGATTGTCCAAAGCTGCGGCATTGTTGGAATAACCGACAACGCCAGTCACAGTTAAATTTATTTTGACTTTGGTAGTCGCGCCATTAATAAGCACACTCTCAAGATACGGCGCATCCGGGATTAAACAGATGCTTGGAGATGTCATTGTCTCTGGAATTCCGTTGTACACATTGGCAGCGATGCCTGAAAGTGCTGTTTTCAATGGTGTGCGGATTGCGGATTCGATGCTCATTGGCACATCGTTTCGACATCAAGAAACGGGCCTAAAAGGCCAATGACTCTGTTGGAAAGGCTGCGGCCTAAAATGAAAGGTGCCGGCTGGAAATTGTCTGACATGATCTGATTGCCGGGAGCTGTAATGCTCTGGAATATCTCAACCGACACAACCAAAATTGCGTTTTCAACCGGTGGTGTTGCTGCATACAGCTGCGCCGCCGATGATCCACTCAATGTCGCTGTTGCCGCTGGAATAAACGGCAATGGATAGTCACGATTAGCTGCATTTGTCGCAGCTGTGAAAGTGTAAGGCTCAATCCGATCATCGGTGACTGTATAAGTCGCGTTGTAAGTTCCGGCCCCGGTAACAACAACAGATTGACCCGGCACAAAGTAATTTGGCCGCTGTGTGGTGAAATAAATGACGGATTCATCCACATTGGCAAAAGTCACCGATGATTGGTACTGCGTAAGTAAAGGCAAAATTGTTTGTTCAGCTGAATCAATTATTTGATCCAATTGAGCATCAGAATACAAGGAAACCGAGACACCCAAAATTGCTCTCAGCTGTGAGGCTGTAACGATTGCAGGCATCTCGGTTCCTTTCGTGTCAGTAGCGTTCGGGAGCGACCGCTACCGATAGTGATTTATGGGAGGTTGTTAAATTGTGCACCATTTGGCACCTTGGCGGCCAAAGCCCCATAGCCATAGTACAAAATGTCGATAGTTCCATCGCTGTTGATGTTGCTGCGTAGCGTAAAGCGTGGTGATTCGTACCATGTGTAAGAATCTGGATTGACAACGACCATTGAAGAATCGCCATCAGCTGTTGTTGTACCAGCGTTACCAAATGAGCGTGAAACATAAAGGTTCAAGCCCGGTGAAACTACACCGCGCAATGAATCTCCGCGAACATTTCCTGCCTGATTGCTAGGTTGTGCCGCGTTGTATAGCGGTGTGCCATTGTCGTTGTATCCCATGATGTTGCCCCATTGGGTACTGGAGACGATCAATGATCGAGCAAAACCAAGTGATGCGCCATAAACATTTGCGGCTGCCTTTGATGTGTATCCAAGGAATCCGGTTGCTGAGTTTGCTGCCTGTGCTGTCACGCTAGTAACTGCCGCTTGCATTGCTGCAAGTGCATACTCATCAGTCTCTTTTGCATACGCAAATTCAAGATTCTGGAGCAAAGCTGTTAGATACTCTGGCCGGCTTCGGTCAATGAGTTCTACTGTGGAAATGGCACGGCCTTTGAAAGGCTGAACAGAAACAGAAAGGAAGGTTGCAGATAGTGATGATTCTGTAACCGCATCGTTTTCGTTAATTGGCAATACTGTGGGAACAGCTGTTACGCGAGGCAATTCAAATGTCATGCCTTCTGCAACCAATGTCTCGCGGCTGATGCCATCAATTGTTCCACGATCAGCATTTGCAAGTGCGTTGATCACCTGTGTGCTTTGTGGTGTTGGAATCATGCCGGGTGCTGTTGATGTTGTGTTATCAGCTGCCTTGACATACTGGCGTGAATCCTCATCATGCAAAACGCTTGCGCGTAGGTAGTGCTCAAGGTATGAAACCTTGTCCACAATTGGTGAGCGTGGTGCTGTGTAGTAAGCCGGGCGTGATGCCTGTACTGGTTCGACTGCTGGAGCTGCTACCGGTTCAACGGCAGGAGCGACTGGTTCGGTAGTGTTGTCCACTTTGTCTCCTTCATTTGGGTTTGTTGTCTCTGTAACTGTTTCAGTTTCAGAATCCTCTGATGCGGCTACTTCAGAAACTCGTGCAGATCGCACAGCTGGTTCAGTAACCAAAGCGACAGCTGTGAGCTGCCCATTAAGCACTTTCATAGTGCCATCTTTTTGCATTTCGTAATTGTCCACAGCCAACTCAATTGAAAATCCATCGCGTAAGCCTTCCATTGCCTCTGTTAGCGCATCGGTTCCAGCTGTGGTGTTAGCAATTTTAAAAGTTGCTGTCATTTCTTTGTCATTGACAGACATGGCAACGCTGCGGCCAATTCTGCGCGTATTGTCATGCTCAAGATTCAAAAAAACATCTTGTGGCTGGATTGATCCACGAGCAAAAACAACCTTGCCAGTCGATGCATTTGCGTGCTCATTAAAAGCAACAATGCGACCGGTGATTGTGCGTGAATCAGAATCAGCTGCCGTGATTTGCATTGGTGTTGTCAGCTTCATGAGATCATGTCCTCCATTTGTCTAATTTCCTGAGTAGTAATTGCACCGATTTCAAACAAAATCTTGTAAATCTCTGCACGCTCTTTTTCTGATCCGCGCAAGTACGCCTTGAGATCAAATTCTACGCGCTGTGTTGATGGCGTAAAATCTGGCATTGATAAACGACTGGAAATGCTGTTCATCAGCGGGAGCAGCGAGAAATCCAAAAGAGTTTGACGCGCCGTTTGGGCGTTTGCATAGGTCATGGATGATCCAGTCGGCGCATCAATAAAGTATGCCGGAATACCCACGGCACGAGCTAATTCTGTCGCAATAATTTCGCGTGCAGCATTGAGGCCAATTTGCTCGGGTGTGAAACCGACTGTGGTCAATTCAACATCGGCATTGAGAAACGCTGTGCCTCGGTTTCTACGAGCTGCGCCCCACGCATCCAAAAGTTTTGCAATGCGATCAGCTGGCAATGCTGTGCCATTTGATTTCAAAACCATTGATGGCACAGGCTCTTTTGCGTACATTGCGGCAGCTCTTTCAAGTTCTGCACCAGCACGAATTGTGCGACCAGCGCGGTTCAACAATCCTTCATCGTTGCCGTAAAACACCACAAGTGATCCAACACCAGTCATTGGCACACGCGATCCATCGACTGTGTAATACTCAATTTGAGTGCCAATTGAATTTAAGAAAACGCCAACTCGATTTGGAGCAACGCGCCACATTTGGCGCACACGGCCCGTATCGGCAAATAGATCAATGATCTGAAAATAACTAAACCCGGTAAAAAGTAAATCCTCAGCGGCCCAACACCAGGAAACGGCTCCCGGTACTCGCTTATCCGGATCAGAAATTACGACAGGTTGATCAATAATTTGACCGGTTGTTTTATCGCGTGTAATAAGCGGAATTGTGGCGATCGAATTGCAAATCATGTTTCGTGCGCGAGCAATTGCCGGCACACTCATTGCTTCCTCACGGGTTGCAAGATAATCAGCTCCACCAAATGGGAAAAATGCATCCAGCGTTGGAGCTGGCCCAATTTGTGCAGCTACATCAGCACCGCGCTGAATTGCGACAGTTTCAATGTTGCGCTTTCGATCAAATAATCCCATGCACCCATTTTCTCAAAATGTCAAGCATCAACCCACTAAAATGTCGATTTCGGTTTCTGGGCGTGTCGCAAAGTGTGTGACCAATGCTGATGCTACGGCTGCACAAACGGCTGTACCGCTGGCACGCCTTCCAATAACCCAGCCACCATCACCGCGCCGCAATTGGACAGCTGAAAGAATCTGCTCAGTCAGCAACGCCTGATTCCTGTGCTTGAGCCGATGGCTATTGATCGCTCCCAAAAGTTCGTCACAACTTTGTGGATAATCGCTGTCCATGTCATGGATCGGAATACCTGCCGGCTGCATACGAGCTGCAACCGCGCCCGATGTTCTCCGGCTGTAAAGCAAATACTCGATTGGGTATTTGCGACAGTATGCAGCTGCATCATTGGCAATTGCCCGGTCATCAAGTTGGATCGTGTTTTCCCATGTGTGTAACAGCTTCACAACAAAGGATTCCGATCCAAGCTTTTGAGCTGCCACCAATGCCGCGTGTTTTCTGTCCGGTGAAATGTCGATGGCCATCCATGTGAGCTTGTCCTCATCCAGATCAATTGTTTCATCGCCACACTCTTGCCACTCTTTGGCTCCGACAACGCTGGAGATTGTTTGCACCCAACGATTTAAAACCTCGGTCATTACAACATCGGGAGGATCATTGAAAACGGCCCGGATGTTATCTGGGTGGATTGTTATGTTGAGTCCGGGATTGGCGAAAGCTGCATTTTCCAATGAAATCTCATCGGTTGGTGCAGACCACTCAAAATAGCCCACATCATCGGCTGCGCCACTAGCTGCGGCCAAACCGCGCTCGCGCA